ATGATCTTATGTTTGATATTTATGATATTTATGGATTCTTCTTTACTTTAACAGAAGATGAGGAAAAACTAAAAGATGAGCAAATATTTAATGAACTAATGCATAAAATTTAAGTAGTTAATAATTAGAGTCAAAATACAACCCCTCTAATTCCTTTAAAACACCTCTCATAAATGTCTGATTGTATAATTTCTGTTCAAAATGACTAATTTTTACTTTTATACTAAAATAATGTTCAATCTTATCTTTATAATCATTATCATTAGGATCAGGTTGATGTAAAGTATTTTTCGTAAGTTCTAAGCATTTTATTAAAATATTACGCAAAATATTTATTTCAAATGTGTGATGATCTAAACGTTTATATTCACCATCTAGTTTTTTATACCATACACATCTTGATGTAGAAACATGGACACATTTATATTCATTTGGAAGTAATTTATAAATAATATTAGCAGTGTGATAATGCGTAGAATTAAACATAATAATTGATTTTAATAATTCGTCTGTTATTTCAGTATTCATACAATCCTTTGTATAAGGATATTTAAATGGTCTAAACAAAAATAGTATATATCTATATAATGACATACGAACAAAAATTTGATGCGGCAAGTAAGAAATTTATAGTATACTGTAAAGGACTAATTACTGAAAATTTTGATCAGATGTTTGATATGTGGCTTCAAATGGAAGCAGATATGGAATTTGGACATGGATATGAAAAAATTTTTAAAGAACAATTTGGAAATTATATTACTGAGGACGTAAAAAAACAACTTTGGTTTGATGGAAAAAATATAATTTATGCGATAAACGCATTTATTAAGATTAAAAAATTTAAATATAAATTAAAAGACTTACTTGATTTTGTTGAAGGATTTGTTACTGAACAACTGGGAGACTTTGATAACAATTATGATGTATCTGGATGGTATAATACAGAAGAATCTACACATACAGATGACAACCCAACCAATGATAATCCAGTTTAGTTCTATATGAAAAAATGTTAAAACAGAAAAATTGACCCCTAACAGTACCCACTAGAATGCAAGAAAATGTCTATAGAGCAACGGAGGGCTGAGTATGAACGGAACGTCAAGCTGTTCCGCCAAGACCTAATCAAGAAATGTAAAGACATTCTCATCAATGGATGGAATTCAATTGATGAGATGGTAGAGAATGCTGAACCTTTTGGACATGCCTACCTGAATACCTACAGTGATTATTTACATGCATCTGAGGAAATAGAACGTAGTCTCATTGATGCTGGATATCATTTAGTGTATGCCATCCGTGTATTCTTACGTCGCAAAGCGACACTTGACGATGTCTTGGACTTTATAGAGCAAATGATTACTGAACAAGTGGTTCATTTGACTGAGTGGTGTGGCTAATATAGACCCAGCGGTCTAAATAACTTAACAAGATGCCACTATAGAATGTCTGCCCCAACAGAATATTATCAATTAATTACTGATTCATATTCCTTCTATTTAACAATTGTAAAGAATAAGGGTGTTCACACACTTTCAATTGGAGGAAATAAGTCTAATTGTGTCTCTGTATCAATTAATACACCCGATTCTCTTCTTGTGGAAAGAGGGTACCATAAGCTTGATACAGCAAC